GGCAAAACCTGCCCTTATGATACGAAATCGTATCAGCAAGCATTTACACTGTTTGTAACGTAGTGTGAAACGGTATCAACGGATACAGCGCAGTAGCGGGAGGTTTTGAAGTTGTGGGGCTGCGGTATCTCCCTCGAAAAGTGGCGCCATTTTTCATCTGCTTTTTTCTAGCTAAAACAAAAGCCCCGAAGGGCTTTGTTGATGCTTAGAAGACGGGATGAGGACAGAGCTATGTCTGTAAATCGTTGTGAGACTAAGCAAGGAGGAGCTGGAAGATGATCTAAGAACGGAGTGTAGTCCGCAATTCAGGCTGAGACCAGCGTAGTAATTAAGCCTGGAAGAAGGTGTAAGAACGGAGTTTGGTCCGTAATTCTGACTGAGACCAGGGCAAGAGGAGGCAATGCTGGAAGAACTTATAAGACCAAGGCAAAGCTTGGAAGAGTGAGTGAGACCAGCGATTGCCTCCTCATTGTAAAGGCTATTTACACCAGCAAGCTCTTCATAGCGCTGAGCATAGTGCGTTGTGCTTGCATGTAGGTTTTGCGATGCTGACGAAATTCGTCTGTTTGAGCAGGCGAAAAGTCGTAATGGCTAAGCATTTTGCCGCCAGGACCAGCTTTACGTGTGCCCATTTTGCCCACCACATAATTTTTGCAGCCATGCCACATAATATTGGAGCGGGCGATACCACCACGATGGTGGAAGGGAGTGGTGGCGATTTGTGTGCGCATGAGCCAGCCAATTCCTGGAGAGCGTCCAGTGTCAGGACGCAAGCGAAGGTTACCTTCTTCGTTCAGGAGCAAAGCTGCCAGCGTGTAAAGCTTGGACAGGCTAGGACCTTGCTGAGAGTCAAGAGCATAGAAGCTTCCATCCTTCTTGCGATGGAGGAGACCAAAGATTTCCTTTGCATCATCAGGGACAATGGCGGCGAGACGCTCCAGATTATCAATGACGAAGGACGTAATTTTGTCTCCTTCAGTTTTGTAATTAAAACGGCGAGCGACGTTAAGGATGACGTTGGTATCGTCTTTAAAGACCCAGCCTGCTTCACGCCAATGTTCGGGCTCAAATGAGCGAGGGGGGTGTTTCAGGCTATCAAGGACTGAAGGATTGCTCAATACATAGACAAAGATTCCTTGGGCATCGTTAACGTCGTCTTTTACCTTGATGCCTGCAAAGGCGCGAGCTTTAGGAGTTTGACTCTGAGGAAACAAGCGCACTTCGATGTCGAGGGAGCTGGCATAACGATAGAAATCTTGCAGCTCTGGGGCTGTGTACACTTGCGCAAGGCTTTTATTGGTGCGCGGGCAGCCAAGGTGAGCGTGTTCTACAATGAGCATTGTCCCCTTCTTGCACCATTGATCCAAGCGCAAGAAATCGTCAGTGGAAAGGCATTGAACTGACTGACCATCGAAACTGGTCCATTCTTTGCCGCCAAAATCGACGACGACGATGGGACGCGGCGGAGCCATGAAAGGAATTTGAGACATGAAGGCAGGGTCTGTGTTGAGCATTGACAAGCCGAAAACCAGACTGAGAACAGAAAAGTCTGAAAGCTGAGCTGAGAACGGCGTTGTCAATGCTCGCTAATACTAAAGGCCAATTTCCGAGAAGTCAGTCTTAGTACGCTGAAAGCAAGCCCGAAGGGCGCCGCTTGAAGCGTTTCAGACGATTGGCTAGACCAATGGAGGCGCCCAAGCGCCGTAATGACGAACAAAAAGCTAGCGCAAGACAATTCGCACCCTCTCTTCTCCATCGTTTTTCTTCTGTGAAAGGCGGCCCTAAGGCCGCTGCTCTAGCTTTTTGTATTGCCACTGTCTTTTTAGCTTTTCCCCGGCAGCGACCACAATTTCAGCGACCCATCACATAAGTCTGGGACAGCTTTTCTAGTACGGGCCTTTTATTTTCGCCGCTTGTCTAGATGCCTCGCCCTTGGGGGCTCAGCTTGTCTAGCTTTTCGCGGCTAGTTTGGCCTTTTGTCAGTAGACGCTCCGCCCTTGGGGGGCTACGCTCGCTTGAGGCACTGGCTTAAGGAGCGTCGTCTAGCTGCGGAGCGCTCTAAACAGTTGTCAGCAGCTCCGCTTCGGCTATCGTATCTCGCACTGTGGCTCAAATGTGGCGTTTTTGGTATCGTGGCGAACATTTTGGCCAAATTCTTCCAGGTTTCTTAAGGATTCAATGGGAAAGCTGCATTTTGTATTAAATGCCACTTGTGCAATTGTTAATAACGACTAGCGTGAGATGACCTTCGCAAAGCTTCTATGTGGGGCCTTCCTGATCGCCAGCCATTTAATATTGGCCCGTATAAATTGTGGCCATGTTTTAGCAAGCCAGAATTTCAATGGTTTTCTGCTATTGATGGCAAGCCGTATTATTTCCGCACGACCAACGAAGCTAAATTATTTATTAAGGACTTACTGGCCGTGGACGACCCAGAAGGGCTTTGCGACTAAGGCCGTTTGCGCTAGCCTGCCTTGGTTGATTCTCGGGGGACCATGGTCCCCTTTTGTCGTCTTATGAAGCTGAAGGAAAAGGCAAAATGTGAGCCAATTGCCCGTACGGGGCGCGTCCAGGATTGGCTGGATAGTCCTGATGGACGTTTGCCCGTGAGCTGCACGGTGTTCAACGTAGAGGATTCAATGGAGGGCGAGGATGGCATTGAAGCATCTTGGCGGTTTGTTAGTCACGGCTTGCGCAATGGTGCGGGCGTCGCTGTTCATTTGTCTTCTTTGCGCGAAAGTGGCGCTGAAAATGGCAAAGGACTCGTGGCAAGTGGACCAGTAAGTTTTGGCAAGATTTATTCCACGCTTAATGAAATCTTGCGTAGGGGAGGTTTGTATAAGAATGGGGCTGTAGTTCTTCATCTTGATTATTCCTCCCCTGATGCCATCGAATTTGTTAGTGCATCACGCAGTGAGCTTCCTTGGGTGAAGCGTTGTTTGAATGTTGATGACAATTTTCTTTCTGCATCATCTCCCGAGCTGATTAATGCCTGTCTTCGTGCCATCTCTTCTGGCGATCTCTGGCTCAACAAAATCCGCCACGATAATCGTGGAGAACGCATCCGGGCTAATGTTTGCTTGGAGGTATATCTTCCGCATCGTGGCACTTGTCTTCTTCAGCACGTTAATTTGGGCGCATGTACGCTTGACAACATTCAAGGAGCGTTTGTCGAGGGCATGACGCAGCTTTGTGAGTTGCATGGTCGCACTGGCGTTGGTGACACTGGGGAATATCTGCCCCCCTCCATTGATAAACAAATTGGCCTGGGCGTGTTGGGGCTAGCTAATTTCCTTGCCATCCATGGAATTAGCTATAAAGACTTTGGCGATGCCATTGAAGCCTATCTTGATGAGAATGCTCATCCCTGGAGCTATTGGCAGGATAAGCCCGTTGGCAAAGCCGTATGGGAAATTGATCAAGGCATTCAGAAAGCAGGAGAAATTGCTCGTGAGCATGAAATGGAACGTGCTTTCTGCATTGCCCCCACTGCATCATGCTCCTACCGCTATCTCGATACCAAGGGCTTTACGACCACGCCAGAAATTGCCCCTCCCATTGCTCGCACGGTAGATCGTGACTCTGGCACATTTGGCGTGGAAAGCTTTGACTATGGCGAAGTGGAAACCGCCGCTGAAGTGGGCTGGGAGGCTTTCTTTAAAGTTGCCAATGGACTAGTTCAGTTGTATCAACGCACTGGTCTTTTCCATGGTTATTCGTTTAATTCATGGTCAGACATTGTGAATTATGACGAAGTGTTCCTGAAGGATTGGCTAGACTCTCCACAGACGAGCCTCTATTACAGCCTGCAAGTTCTGCCTGATACTCAGCGCAAGGACGATGCATATGCTGCGTTGGACGACGATTTTAAGAGCATGTTTGGTCTTAATGAAGAGACTGAGCAGGATTCTGCGTCTTGTTCCGTAGAGGCTGGATTCTGCGCTGCCTGCGCTGAATAGCAAAAAAAGAAGGGGCCAGAAGGCCCCTTTTCTCCTCACACATTATTGAACGATACCACGACCATGACTACGAAGAGCCCCTATCTGTCGATGATCGCCAAGAAACGGCCTTGGCAGGCCGTTGCCGTGGACAAGGGTATTGTGCAGGAGGGCAGCGAGGAGACGCTCGGTAAGCTACTGGCGCTGCGCCATCTGGAACTGCCTGTGAAGGACTTTCTGGAGCAGGGGCTAGAACGTGACCTGCCTTCCACTCCAGGCGTTGTGGAAGCTCTTCGTCATAACCAGGAAGATGAGCAGCGTCATGATGAGGCTCTCAACTACATCGTTGCTGCCCATGGTGCCGATGAAAAGGCTGAGAAGGAAGTGGAAGGCATTCTGCAAGCATGGCAAGAACATCCTGCCCACCCCATTTTGAAAGCTGCCATTCTTGAGCGGAGCATTTTCTTTGTTGTGCTGCCATTTTTCCGTTTCAATGGAGACATGGGCATTCGCACAGTGGCGGCTGATATTAGTCGTGACGAGATTACGCACGTTGGCGTGCATAGCCTTGTTGCCAAAGAGCTTGATGAGAATGCCGGGCAGAGTTTGAACAAACTGCGTCGTGCCACTGCATTGTGGGCATTTGATGCGCTGGGCGCTAGCGAGAACAAATGGCTTAATAAGGACTTCTGGCTTAAGCAGAGTGATAGTTTGTTTGAGAAGGGCAAAGCAGATGGTCTTGCGGAAACACAACGGAGCCGGATGCCTGCGTTCTTTGAGGCGCCTAACACCTGCCTTCCTAGCTACGGCAAAGCTTGATGCTATAGTTGTTGCGGCATACGCCTAGTTCAACACTTCAAGCAGTTTGCTCTGCTTTCAATGAGTCATTAGGCTATTGTTGTTCCCGCTCTGCGTTAGCATCGGGCAGACAGAGCCTAAGCCTCTGAAGCGATTAGCTCTTGTTAATCGCTTCACGCTTAGGCCATCACCGTGGAGTAGAGCAGTTGGTAGCTCGCCAGGTTCATACCCTGGAGGTCGCAGGTTCAAGTCCTGTCTCCGCCATTTTGATGCTATAGTTTCGAGACAGTGCAAGCTTGGCATGTGCCAAGGCCGTACTGTTCTTTTCCTCCATTGCTCTGCCAATGGAGAGCAGCCAGGATTTGAGGTTCGACATTAGTTCGAGTGCCTTTTCTGGTTTGCGTGATTCGCCCCCAAGCTTAGCTCTCGGACGGAGACCAATTTGTTGGCGCCAACAAAATGGTTTCTAGAGATGATGCTCAAACAGGGGGCTCCTAGCTCTGAAGTGTTGGCACACGCTAGGCACATAGCCTAGAATTCCGTGGTTCGATTCCCGGCAGCGCCTTTCCTCCATTGAACCATGGTCAACTGCTGGCTCACGTCAGACAATCACTTTTGTCACGATAAGGCCTATACGTTTTTAAAGCCTGATGGTGAAAAGCTGCGTCCATTTAAGGACGCAGCAGAAGGCGATGCTTTCATGGCTGAACAATGGAACAAGAAAGTGAAGCCGAAAGACAGAATTTACGTGCTGGGAGATGTGGCAATTGCCCGTCGTGGCTTAAAGATACTGGAGCAACTCAATGGAAGAAAGGTATTGGTGCGTGGCAATCACGATATTTTTAAGCTGCAAGATTACGCGCAATATTTTGATGACATTCGCGGATGCTTTTACCATCATGAATTTATGATGAGCCATATTCCTCTTCATCCAGAGCTTTTTGAGCAACGATTTAAAGGAAATATTCACGGTCATTTACATTCTCATAACGTAAGACATACTGACGGCAGCTTAGATAGGCGCTATTTTAATTGTTGTGTAGAACAACACAACTTTGCGCCCGTCCATTGGGACGAGGCGATGCAATTCTTCTCCTCCGATGACGGAACGCAGAACGTTCAACACGCCCCTGCGTGAGCCACTTAATCCCATCATCTATCAATCGTTGCGAGCCATTGATTGGCACAATGCCCAATATTTTCTCACCATGGACCAGTGGCATCTTGAAAAAGCTGCCATCATTAGGCAGTATGTCAGAGAGCTGAAGGCTTGGATTTATGAGCAGGAAGAACGTATGGAGAATTTGGGCGAAGGCGCTAGGGGAGAAGGCGAGCAAACATGATCATGAAGCAGACAAAGTGGCGCTCATCCGCACATTGATTTTTGCTTCCTATCTCATTACCAATTGCTTCATTATTGCCAATGCTGTTGTCCATTGGCCAAAAGAAAAGCCCGCCGTAGCGGGCTCTTGTCTTCAGCAATAAGCTCAGAACCAATGAGGCTTAGGCACGTAAGCAATGCCGCGATAGACGAGGCTTGCGTGTTGTGCTTCGCGCAGGCGAGCTGCTTTCTCAAGCTGCTGCTTGATGAGGGCGAGTGGGTTCATGATGGTTCCCGATGATGCTGGTCCCGTTCCGTACCAGCCAGTCATGCGCCCCTTGCGGGGTGAACGTACCATCAGTGTAGCAAAGTGCCCGAAGCAGGATTTGAACCTGCGCTGGCGGACTTTTAAGGTCCGTGTCTCTTCCGCTGGACTATTCGGGCAAGGTGAAGTTGAGGGCGCTGAGCGGGGCTTCAATCCGCCTTGTACAGCATTTCAGAGCAGGTGGGCCTGCCCCCCTCTTCCCCTGGTACAGAACAATGGCGCCTGAAACCATTGTTCCTTTTTGAACTAACGCTGGCCAGCGTGCTTCGCGAAAGCTCCAAAAGCATAGCATGGCTTTTGCTGGTCAAACGTCATATTCTCTACAGGATTGATCTTCGGGGTGGGCGCGGCAGTAGTCATCAAAATTTTCTTCTCCATCGTGCGCTGCTTGTTCAAGCAAGGTGATTTGCTTGATGCGCTTGATATGCGCTTGAAGCTTTGGCAGGAGAGTGGGTACGTAAAGATGTTCGGCAGCAAGAAGCTGCAAAGCAGTTTGTCTATTTGAACTGCCGCATTCAAGCAAGGACACGAGGAATTGCGCCTCTTGCATAGTTAAATCGTTGCTCTTCATTCCATAGCAGAACTATTGCTTGAAAATCATACTAGGAGATGAGGCTCTCAATCCAACCAATGTCATCATCTTTGCTTGCGGCAAGAATTGCGCCTGCCATTGCAAACGCTAAGTCGTCAATTCCAGAAGCCTTGCCGCCAGTTACGCTCCATTGTCCACTTGGTTTATAGACCACAGTGAGATTCTTAAGCTGCATGATTGCTTTCTCGTGGCGATACACATTAATTTGTCCTGCATTAAACAATTCGCGCATCTTGCTGAATGCTTTCATCTTGGAGCTAACAGTCCATGTGAGTTCCGTGATGGGCAAATCGCTCGCCAAACTTTGAATGGTGCCAGCACTGTTGAACTGGTCCATCACGATGGTGTCAAAAACGTAAAGACGATGCTGTTCCTTAATCCAATCTTCCACAGCATTAATATTCACTTCCATTCTCCCATTGATTTCAAAATCAGCGACGAAGGAGTGGAATTTGTCTACAACTAGCGTGCCGTTTTCATAGTGAACAATACAAGCAGTATAGTCGTCACGGCCAACGCCACCACGGGCGGGGTCAAGGGCAAGTACATAGGCGCCCTGGAATTCAGGGCGGGGTGGTAGAGCCGCTCTACGGTCATCAACACAGGCATCAACAACATCGCTTGCAACGAGGGCTGAAAGATTGCTCGCGAATTGTGCCCCATATTCCACTTTAAACTTCTCTGGATCGCGCTGTCTTTCTGTATCAAGAAACTCTTGCGAAATGCTTGGGTTCATCTCCCACGTTGGGAGGTTGATGGCCTGCATAAAAGGAAAACGGCCAGAGCTTGCTTCTTTGAAATGCTGGTAGAAGATGCCGTCCGTTAACCATGGAGAGGAGAGTTCGAGGATGCGTCCTTTGCCTCCGAACTGAGCGATGGCGGGAGAAAGTGCGTCGTAGATGCCACGACCACCACTATTTGCATCGCCTTCGGTGGCAAAAGCAAGCTCGTCGAACACTGCTCCAGCGCAAGCGAGACCACGAGCAGCACGTCCTGATGTTGGAATAGCTTTGAATACGCAATTGTTGCTTAGTTCAATGATGTCGGCAGTTTCGCGGACGATTTCTTGGGCAAAGGGGCTATCAAGAATGAGCTGGCGAATGTTGTTGAGAGCAATGCGAGCCTGGTCTTGACTGTTGGCGACGGTGACGATATACCATTTCTCTCCTTTTCTCACGCGCCTACGATATTCATCTTCCAGAACGAAGCACATATACACACATGCCACTGCCGCCATGACGGTTTTGCCCGATCTTCGCCCAAGCGCCCACACTGCATGGCTCTTATCTGGCTGAAAGAAATTATCAAGAATCTTTGCCTGCTGAGGGTAGAGATCCAGCTTTAGGGCGTGCTTGGAGAAGTCAGAACATTTCAGCATGGCGCAAGTCTACAAGAGAATGTAACTCAGAAGAAGGGACGAAATAAGCTGGTCTGCCATGGGCAGGATCTTTCTTCCATTGTTCCTGCATTGCATCTTCACTCTTTATCCAACCATGGAGAAGAGTGATTTTGTTTTGTATCGTAACCAACACTAAGGTTTTTCCAGGCTTCTCGTCTAATTGGCAGATGAGGTCGTAGTCATGACGAGAGCGTGTCTTCACGTCAATATTGGGAGGAAGATCAAAAGATCCTCGCTTTGCTTCTGTTTCTTGATAGAGAAACTCCCGCAGATGGAGATAATCTGCCACTGCTAGTTCGCCAGCAGCGCCAAGCTTGTGAAAGAGCAGCGCTTTGCCACCATCCGCCGGCCCTCCATTGCGTCCTTTCAAGCCTTTTCGCTCGTTCGTGCGCTGTCTGCGTACGGCTTCCGCCCGCACAAGCTCCTTGTCTTCCTCGCTAAAGCCAAAAACAAGTGGAGAACTGGCCATAGTGTGCATAGGCTACGTGACAATGTAGCCGGGTTCTAGAATAAAAGCAACACATTATGGCCATAAATAAAGCTTATGGAAAGCGAAGGAATTGACCTTGGTCACGTTGGTAGTGGCGGAGTGAGAGCTGACGGTCTCCAGAACGTGCTCATTGGCATGGGCACTGGTCGTGACAAGGCGCAATATACTAAAACTACGGCTACTGTCTTCTTGGCTCAAGAAGAACTAGAAAATCTTTATGGTGAATGGCTCCCTCGTCGTATTGTTGACATCTATGCTGACCAAGCCACACGAAAAGGCTTCAAAGTACTGTTTGGCGGAGAGGGTGTTAGAGCCGAAGAAGTGCAAGGCATTGAACAAGTAATTGAAGACCTATACATCCTTGAGCATCTCAACCTCGCAGCGAAAAACTCCCGCCTCTATGGGGGTGCTTGTCTACTTCTTTTTATTGACGATGGGCGTCCCGCTTACATGCCTGTCGATAAACGTAATATACGTCGCGTCGAAGACATTGAATGTTTGGATAGATGGCAAATTGCTCCCGTTATCAACGAAGAAAACCTCTACGACTATTCAAAAGCCACTTATTATCAGATCATCTCTGGAGATTTAATTAACCAGCCACAATTGTCCTACATCCACAAAGACAGGATTCTTCGCTTTGATGGGGACTGGCTTCCTTATCGCATTCGGCAAAGGAACTATGGATGGGGCATGAGTAGCCTGCAGACTGTTTATGACAGCTTCAGGCATTATTGGACGGGATTGAATTCAGCGGCCACGCTTCTCACTGAGTTTGATATTTTTGTTCATAAAGTGAGGGGCTTGGCAGCGATGCTTGCTGCTGGTAAAGAAAGCTCCATTCGTGATCGCCTGCAGGTGAATGATATGAGCAAAAGCATTTATCGCGGCTACGCGATTGATGCGGAAAAGGAGGAGCTTGAATTTATTAGTCGCAACTTTGGCGGCATTGGAGAAATCTTAGAAAAGCTGCGCGTTGATATTATTGGCGCCAGCAAGATTCCTCATACTGTTTTGTTTGGCGAAAGCCCGAGTGGTCTTGGTTCCACTGGTCGCAGCGAAGAGCGTGACTTTGCCAAGATGCTTGCTGATTATCAAAGCGTTAATTTCAAGCGGCCGATGAAGAAGCTGCTTGAATACATTATGCTCAGTAAAGAAGGTCCGACGAAAGGAGAACTGCCCGAATCATGGCGCATCTCCTTTAATCCATTGTTCGAGCTTAATGAGCGCGAAATGGCTGACGTACGGGCGCGTGTGGCGGCTGTAGACGGCCGTTACATCCAGCTCGGTGTACTGAGTCCCAAGGAGGTGGCGGATGCCCGTTATGGCGGTTCTGAGTGGAGCATGGAGCTTACGCTCGATCCGTCCGTAGTGCGGGAACTTCCCACTCAAGCTGGGGGTGGATCCACTCAAGATGGGGGTGGAAAAGGCAAGCTTGCAGTGCCTCCTGGCGGCCGCGATCCCATGAATGAGGAGAATGGCACTCTTCCCATGGATGGAAGCAGGGAAGTAGAGGACAGCCGGGAGGATAGCGCGGGGCTTTATTTACCTGGTGATCTTGAGAAAGTACGTGGCGACGTAAAATTCACTGACGAAGCATTGCATTCACGAGCAGTGAGTGCCGCCAAAGCTAAGTTCAAAGTGTGGCCGTCTGCTTATGCCAGTGGTTACGTCGTGCAACAGTACAAGCAAATGTATAAGAAGAAGCATGGCTCGCTGAGCGGAGCTTTCAAGAGCGACGAACAGGAGCTTCATGCCGATGATCTTGATAAGTGGTTTAAGGAAAAATGGGTGAGGATTGGCGCTAACGGCGAAATCCTTGGTCCATGTGGCGCTCGTGAAGAGAAAGAAGGCAAACCCAAGTGTCTTCCGCAAGCCAAAGCTCAAGCCATGAGCAAAGAAGAGCGGCAAACAATTGTTGCCCGTAAGCGCAAAGCCGATCCCGATCCAGAACGCAAAGGGCCGGCAAAGAACGTCAGCAGCAAAGTTGATGCGCTTGAGCCCATGAAAGTGGAAGGTCTCATCCTTTCTGACGTTGACGAAGCATCGCTGATTAGTCCAGAAGATATTGACGCTGCATTGAACCAATGGAAAGAGGAAGCGCCTGAGCGTTTCAAGGATATTCTGGAGGCTGAAGATGCAAGGCCTGAATGATCTATCAACGTTCGCTGCCGCTCTTGAACTGCGTCTTGATGAATCCTCATGGCGCTACGACCCCGTTACTGGCCGTTATCGCGGAAGTAACGGACGCTTCCTTAGTCAGTCTGCCGTTGAAGCTTTGGTTGATGGTCGAATTAACAAGCTTGGCACTTTGCTGCGTCGTCTTACAAACATGCTTAGCAACGGCGATATTACGCTGGTTCAATGGCAAGAAAGCGTGAGGGAAGCGCTTAAGCTTGCGCATGTACAAGCAGCAATCATCGGCAATGGTGGCAGGGATAATATGCAGGCTTCAGATTGGGGTCGCATCGGTCAGCGCCTTCGTGCGGAATATCGTTATCTGGAGGGTTTTGCTCGCGATCTTCTGGCTGGGAGCATTTCTACTCCCATGGCTATTGCTCGTATCGGCATGTATTCTCAAGCTGTGCGAGGTTCTTACTGGGAAGGCAGTGCAATTCGACAAGAGCGACAAGGTTATAGCTTGATGCGACGCATCCTTGATCCACAGGCAAAGCATTGTGATGACTGCGTGCGTTTTGCGGCGAGGGGCGTTGTTCCCATTGGAAGCTTGCCAATGCCAGGACAGCGATGCGCGTGCCTTTCTAATTGCAGATGCCGCGTACAATACATGCGTCAACAGGCGCCAGTCGTGGCAGTGTGAGCATGGATGTATTGGTTGGAAGCACGGGCCTCATCGGACAAGTGCTTCGTGAGGCGCACGAGTTTGGCGCCTGCTTCCATTCCAAAAACATTCACGAAGCTCCATTGCTCAAGGAGCCCATCGAAAGGCTGTATTTAGCTTGTATGCCGGCGGAGAAATGGAAAGCGAATGCAGCGCCGCTAGATGATTTTGACAATATGAACAGCATCATTCAAAACATCCGACATCTCCCAAGTCCAGCGGAGGTCATTGTTTATTCAACGATTGACGTGCATGGACAAACAGCATATTATGCAGGCGGGATTCCTGAAATTTTCGCTATTGACTACGGCGCTAATCGCTATATCTTCGAAATGCTTGTGAAGGCGGCATTCCGTGATTCGGTGGTGACAATTATTCGCCTTCCTGCATTGTTTCATCGTTTTATTAAAAAGAATATTCTGTTTGATCTATTAACAAACAACAATGTAGAGAAGATTAATATCAATTCTGCCTATCAATGGTATTGCTTGGATGATTTATGGAAGGACACAAAAAAGGCAATCAGTGGCACCACTAATCAATTTTTCCCTGCTCCCATTGAAACCGCTGAAATCATTCGGCGCTTCTTCCCTGAAGCAAATGTAAGCAGTGGTCCCCGCATTGAATACAACATTGGTACATATACTGCGACTAGGCATGAGACAATGAAGAAGATGGAGGCTTTTATCAATGCTTGGCATTAGTGCAATCGGCTGGAAAGATGAAGAAGAGCATGAAATCTTGAGCACCAATGCTGGCGCTTTTAATTTCATTGAACTAGTGCCATCCCGCATCTTTGCTAGAAACGAAGACTTTGGCGATATCGCCAAGCGCTACAGGGAAGACTATGGACTCTGGGCGTATTCAGCCCAAGCATTGTTTCATGACAGTGCGGTGCAAAGCTTTGAAGACACTGCTGCCACTCAAGAGCATTTGTTGCGAGTGGTGAAGCTTGGCTCCCTGATGGGCATCAAGCGCTTTGTCCTCGGCAGCCCTGCTTTGCGCAGGGGAAGCCCGTCAAGCCTGATGGAAACTCTCAAGCGTATGGATTCAATCTTGGAAGCAAACGATGCCATTCTTTGCATTGAACCCATTGCTAAGGCATTTGGCGGAAAGTATTTCTATACAGTTGAGGAAATTGTCAACCACATTAATTTCTATAATTTGCGTAATGTAAAGACAATGCTCGACACCAATAATGCTTGGCTACAGGGAGATAGTCCCGCGAAGATTATCAAGCATTATTTCGCTTTCATTGCTCACGTGCATATCAGCGATACTGACAATGGCCCCATCCTCAATCAATACGAGCATAAACAAATTAAGCTTCTTCTTGATGCAAGCTCGTATCAATATGGCATCACTCGCGAACTCGCCAATGCCTCTAAGCATCATCGCGAACATCCTTTATTTAGACAGCTTTATGGCTGAGCAATAATTTGCCTTGCCATTTGTTCAATGGCATAGATGCCCTGGATTTTGCCAGTGAAAAAGGAAAACAAATTGTCTTCTTGGCGCATTAATGGCGTGCGATTGGCGCTGCTGTCTTTGGTTTTTGCTTTGATGGAAAGCGTTGGAAATAGATAGTCAAAGCTATCGGTAAAGTCAGGCCAGTAGCGCTCTACGTGCTGCTCAATCTTGCGTCTTGCATTGTCCGCATCGTCAAGCGAATTGCCAAGCATGATTCCGTGCCTGACGTGGCTTAGCGAGAAGCATTTGTCGTTGTATGGATAGATGGAAAACAATTCGCCGTCAATGTAAGTAAGTGCGCCAAAAGGAAGAGGCTTCTTGGGGCGATAGATGAACATTGCCACTGCTTCAAAAAAGTGGGAAGACAATGGCTCCAGGAGAGAGTTATTGGTGCAATCAAAAACAAAGTCATAATCCTGCTTTAGCGCTTGCAGATTGCATCGCTGAATTTTTTCCTTTTTGACCAGCGACTCTAGGCACCATTGAAAATACAGATTGGCCCCGATGGCATCAATACGCTTCTCGGAGGTGTCCAGCAAAAGCGATGTGTGACTAAAGGCCTGTGGATCCAACTGGGTATGCGGACCATTCCCGAAAATAATTGAAATGGTTTCAGCATCAAGAAGGCTTTCATCTTCTGATACCGCGTAGTAATTATTCCCTACATCGTGAACGAGATCGCCATAATCCTCCATAAAGCGCACAAAAGTGGTAGCACACAATCGACGAGTGGCGGCATTCCTGGCATAGTGGTAGCCGTAGTGCAGCCGATTTTGGTTAATGAAAGACGTTTCTGAAATGAGCGTATGGTTCTTTTCGTACAGCGTCACCTCCGCCTCATCGCGAAAAGCCATTGCCAAATGACATCCCACCCAGCCGCCACCAATAATTGCAATGCGCTTCATCAGATGTCAATACAAAGGTGGGGCTGTACGCCTTGCCAATTGCTTTTGGCTTTGGCCAGTTCTAGCTGAGGGAAGTATTCAATGCGACGTTGCATGCCAGTTCCGTAGGGATCTGCATGCCCTTGATAGTTCCATTCATCAGGACCGTGCTTGTCTGGATGATAGATGTGGCATGGCACGTCCTGAAGCTTCCAGAGCATATAGTCCTCGTTTGGCACTCCCCATTGCTTCCATCGCTGCAGCGCCTCTGGCGAGCTGTCTGTGTTTTTGATGGCCATCAAGCGCTCCTTGTGGGCCATGAGGTAGTCGTGGCGGTAAAGACCGATGCTCATGGAGGGCGTGTGTTTCATTGCCACCTTCTCAGGCGCCTCCACAGGGGGCTCGTAAGCAAGCTGTTTGAAAGTGGGGCCTGCAATGCAAGTGTCGTGAAGGAGGAACCAATATGGACTCTCCATTGAATGCTCAACAATTTCAATGAGCGGCGTGTATTCAAAGGAATTTTGCTGCGTCAGCAGCATTGGTACGCCTTTATAGCTTATGAAAGCCCTGACGGTTTGCCCTCCATTGACAATCAAAATCTCCTCTGGCTTTAGTCCAGCAGCAAGCAAGCTAGGGATGATGACGGGAATTGTGTGCGGAGCAAACTTCTTGCACGTACTAATACAAAACCGGATTGAGCCTTCTGGAAGAATCATCTAGCCTCCTTTTGCCGTCAGCATAAAAGGCTCTTAAGATGACGAAGATTCAGAGGAGATCATGGCTCGTATTCTGTACTGTGGCGATGCTTTTGTAGAAACTGGCTTTGGGAGAGTGGCTCAATATTTGCTTCCCGCATTAGCAGAAGAGCATGAAGTGGCGGTTTTGGCGGTCAACTTTCACGGCGACCCCCATCCAGAAGCAAAGAACTATACGGTTTATCCAGCCATGCTTCATGGTGCCGATCCATTTGGCTCCCATCGCATCACTGGAGTCATTCAAGCTTTTAAGCCAGATCTGGTATGGGTGACAAACGACATCTGGATTGCATTGAGCCTATGGGAAAGGGCGAAACCCCTCAAGGAGCAGCTTGGTTTTAAATGGTTTGTTTACACTCCCATTGATTCCTACGGTTTGTTCCCAGATCTGACCAAGCCCATGATGGAGTGGGACGGCCTTGCCACCTACACAGAGTTTGCGAAGAAAGAGCTTGAGCTAATGGGCTACACAAAGCCCGTGCGTATCATTGGTCATGGCACTGATTTCACGAAGTTCTTCCCGCTCGACAAGCAGGAATGCCGCAAGAAGCTTGGCGTGCCAGAAGATGTGTTTGTCGTGTTCAATGGCAACAGGAATCAGCCACGTAAGCGCATTGACCTGACAATTAAAGCATTCATCAAATTTGCCAAGGACAAAGACGATGCTCGACTATGGCTCAATATGGGCAGCAAGGACTTGGGCTGGGAATTGGTTCCGCTCTTTAAGCGAGTGGCACGTGACGAAGGCTTTGATGCCACTGGCAAGCTTATCTTGACAAGCCCGCACTATTCAGTGGACAATTGCCTTCCCATTGAACAGCTTAATCAGGTGTATAACGCTGTCGATATTGGCATCAACACTTGCATTGGTGAAGGGTGGGGCTTAGTCAATAGCGAGCATGGTTCTGTTGGCGTGGCACAAGTTGTACCTGACCATACGAGCTTGGCTGAAATCTTTGATGAGGTGCCTCGTATTCAATGCAATGCTTCCGAAACTGATCGGAATTATGGTCTTGAGCGCTTGCTTCCCGATCCCGAAAACGCAGCAGAAATCTTGTCGTATTACTACGAGAACCGCAATGCACTGAGGAAAGATGGGCAATGGTGCTACAAGCGTCTGCGTGAAGAGCCTTTTACTTGGCCGCATATTCAGAAACAGCTTCTTGATGTAGTTGCACGCATTATTGGCGGCAATAAAATCATTTCATCTGGCAAAGGGTTTGGTTGATAATGACCAATCTTCAAGTGGTAAAAGTAGGAGTGCCAACTCTTAGTCGTTACGATTTAATGTTACGATTTTGCCTTGCATTTGCCGAAGAAAAAGAGCCAATCGTGGTTCCTGAAATTACGGTCTTGGATAATGGGGGTAGTTTTTTATCATCAAAAGAGGGGAAAATTCTCATGCAAACATCGGGACTTCCCCCCATTCAGGTGTTTGTTCCAGATTACAATTTTGGCGTGGCAAAAAGCTGGAACTATTTTGCGAAAAATCTTGGTCAATGCATTATTAGCAACGACGATGTTTTAATGAGCACAAAAACAATTCAATCTTTCATTGACGCTTTTAAACAAAACCAAGAGGCTTGCATTATTGAGAATTCCCATCCCAATGAAGGCTTTTCAACATTTTTTCTTGCCAATGCAACAAAGTGGCTTGATTTGGGCGGATTTGACGAATCTTTTTACCCGGCTTACTTTGAAGATAACGACACTCGCTATCGACTTTCCATTGCACAGTGCCCCACTGTAAAAATCGGTGTCCCAGATTGGTCTCATGATAATTCCTCGACACTGCACGGATCTAGCCATGATTACCAAAGAAATCACTGGGGCAGTTTCTTTCGCAATCAAGCGTATTACATTCAAAAATGGGGCGGCCCTCCCAACGAAGAAAAATTCCTTGCTCCATTTGATAAATAGTTATGACTACATCAATTAAGCTTTATTGTGGATGCTTGCTAAACGAGCCTCCAAGGTATCAGTCTATCAACGGAGAATTACTCCCTGTTTTGGCTGGAGCTGCATTACATGGCGAAGAAATAAAAGTGGCACTAAAACAGCAAGGATGGTTAATGGATGACGAAGGAGACAATATTTCACTGATCAATGAAATATGGGGCGATTTGACTTTTTTATATTGGGCCTGGAAAAATCGCGCAGACGATTACTGGGGCGTGTGCCATTATCGACGTAGATGGAATGAACGCGAACTGGGTCTAGCCAATCCCAAGAAGTTATATATTACGCAGGCCATTCGGCTTTGCGAAAACAATATGCGTTTGCAATACGAAGCATACCATGGCATCTTTCCTGCATATGATTTATCAATGTCACTTGCGAAAAAAGGAAAAATTCCATTATCGGAGGCAATGCTTGAATCAGCATGGAATCAGGGCCTGATTTATTCCTGCAATATGGCGAGGGGTTCCAAAGATTTGATGAATCGTTTCTGTGAATTAACTTTTGCGACAATGGTTCCGTTGTACAATGAGGCGTTTTCATTGTGCCACTCAATTTCAGGTTACCAAAGAAGATCCATTGCTTTTGCGGCAGAGAGATTAATAACAGCGATAATTCTCAATGCGGAGCATTTTTTTGGCTCCGATATTGTAGAGCCAGCGGGATGGGAGCTTATTCCCGAGAGGAAGCTTATTAACTAGCTGCAATTGGCCGTTTTGTCAATTAACCTTAGAGAAGAAGTTTTTTGAATTATGACTAAAAAACAACAACAGGCCAAGGTGGCCAAGGTGATGCGAGAATTCAAGGCCGGCACTCTTAAGGGCAGCGATAAAAAGCCTGTAACAAACCGCAAGCAAGCAATTGCAATTGCTCTCTCAGAAGCTGGCATGAGCCGTCAAGGTAAGAGCGATGAGTATTGGGACGGCTACTTTATGACTCTCATTGAAGAAGAGGAGGAAGAGGAAGAAGAGGAAAAAATGGGGGATGGATCTTGTGAAAAAAAGCGCTGAGGGGCGACGCTGAAAGCTTTGCCCCTCCCGCCTCTGTAAGAGCCGCCGCCCGTCGTGGCCTAGAGCTACGAAAGAAACATGGCAAAGGAGGCTTGACGACGCAGGAAGCGGGTAAACAGGGCATTGGAAGCGGCGTTGCTCGTGCAGGCGATTTGGCTGGTGGCAGCAAGATTAGTTTTGCCACGATCAAGCGCATGTCTGCGTTTTTCTCCCGCCATGAAAAGAATAAGAGTGGTGGCGAGAACGATGCTGGTTACATTGCTTGGCTTCTATGGGGCGGCGATGCTGGTAGGGCATGGGCGAATCGCATTATTAAGATGGTGGAAAGTCGCAAAAAAGACTCATGGGCGAATACGTACGTGTCATTGAGGAAGAGGATGAAGGTATTGGCGTGATAAAGGCTCTGGCTATTTTGTCGGCGCACGAACATCGCAATACTTCCCTCTGGCGACTTGTTGAACAACAGCATTTCAAGAATGGCCGCCTAGAGGAAACGCATATTTTCGTGGAGAATCACTACGAAAAACCAGACGAGCATTTTACGCCCATCAAAATGCTTGTATTCGAGGCCGAAGCCATCGCAAAATCCTACGTAATGAGCGGCATTGAAGACCAGCTTCTTGATTTGCAAGATGATGATGACGACGAGGATTGATTATTCGTTTTCTCGATAAATCCCGTCTATTGAGAATTCAACTAATCTTTGCAATGAATGATGGGTAGCCCATCAACCACAGCACGCTAATTCCATAGAGACCGCTAAGAGTGCGAATTTGCACACAATCTGGCGGAGCGGTGCCTTTTTCAATGCGGCAATAGGAACTTTGACTAATGTGTAGCTCTTTTGCTACGTCATGTTGAGTGAGCCCGGCATTAAGTCGGGCTTCTTTAATGCGACTCGCAATGAGAATGCGAGCCTCCTGGTGGGGAAGTTTAAGAGCGTCCGTCGTGCTACGTGCCAAGAACATCACAAGAATTTATTCCGTTTTGCATAAGCTCATAAAGTATAACATTCTCTTCTTGATAAAGTATGAATATGAGCACCATTTCCTGCCGATACGATTTCTCTCCCATTGAGAAATACGAACTCACGCCGGAAGGTTATCTTCGGGCATGGGCTTCTATCGCACGCACTGGCATCCAACACTACACAGATAGTGATGGTTCCATTCGTCGCGAATATCGTCCTGAAACAGAAGTGGCGTCTCCCGATAGTCTTGCTTCGTTTGCGGGCAAGGCCATCACTTCAGAACATCCGCCTGTGCTTCTCGACTCTGAGAACACTAAAGACTACCAAGTGGGCTTTAGTGGCACTGAAGTGGTGTACGACAATGGTTTCGTCAAGGCAGTGATGACAATCACTGACGAAGACACCATTAAGCGCATCATGAAAGGCGATGCTCGTGAGGTAAGCGCGGGCTATAGGGTGAATTATGATCCTACGCCTGGCGTTACAGAAAACGGCGAACATTACGATGGAGTCCAAAAGGAAATCATCGGCAATCACATCGCTGTTGTCCGCCGGGGCCGCGCCGGCCCGCAAGTGAAGCTCCATCTTGATAGGCAAGATGCTGCTGATCCATCTTTATTTAAAAACACTGAGGAACGTCTTATGACTGCCAAGGTCGTATTCGACGGCGCCGAGTTCGAGGTGAGTGAGGGCGTTGCTCTTGCTATCACTAAAGAACGGGAAGATGGCCGCATGTCCTATGAGGACATGAAACAAAAATACGATGAAATGATGTCCAAAGCTTCCAAAATGAAGGAAGAAATGGATGCCATGGAAAAAGAAATGAAGGGTAAGTGCGATTCTGCAGAGGGTCGTGCTGATGCTCTGGCTGAGCAAGTGGAAGAGCTTTCCGCTGAACTCGCTGCTGCCAAGGAAATCAATCTTGATTCCATGGTGGAAGAGCGCGTTGCTCTCATTGAAAAAGCTAAGCCTGTGCTCGATGCAGCTTATGCTTTCGCTGGCAAAACTGCTCGCGAAGTGATGGTTGATTCCATCAAAGCAGTGCGTGGTGATGAGCTTGATCTTTCCGAGAAGAGCGACGACTACGTGCAAGCAATGTTTGATACTCTCGCTGAGGGTCGCAAAGATTCTGCTACCACTGATGAGCTGCGCAAAGCCGTAGCTTCCATTGCTTCTCCCGTTTCTGCACCTTCGTCCTACATGGACATGCTGCAGAATGCTTGGAAGAAGCCCCTTTCCATCTCTAAGGAGGCTAAGTAATTATGGCCGTAACTTTCTCTGCTTCGGGCACCGCCTCCGCTGGTGGCGTGCAACAGAGCTATGCTCTTGAGCACACCGCACTGCTAGAAGGTCAACTGTCTGACATCCGTAACAACACCATTGTTACCCGCGTCAACGAAACTGCCGTTGTCATTCCTTTCGGTAATGGCGTTGTCTATGACAGCACCGGCACCAATGGTCTTGGCGCTAAAACCATTTCCGCTACTGGCGACACCTTCCTGGGCGTAAACGTTCTCACCTATGTGGACGAAACCGCGCTTGATGGTGACAATCGTCCTGGCGTGAAAGTTGACCAAGTGATGAATGTGGCTAGCGAAGGTGCAGTTGCCGTCTACGTGACCGGCGCTGTTACTCCTGCATCGCCTGTGCGTGTGCTGTATTCCGCTAGCGGCACTGGCAAGGCTGGTCAATTCTCGCATGCTTTTGCCTCGGGCAAAACCGTTCGTCTTGCAGGCGCTCGTTTCCTGACTTCGACTACTGGCAGTGGCATCGCAATTCTGGAGCTGAATGGCCCCAGCTTTACTCTTTCCGCTGATTCTTGATAGGAGGCCCTAACAATGTCTGAATTCCGTATGGATGACGCGGGTCTGTTTCTTGAGCGTCAGCTTGAGTACATCCGCCCCCAAGTGTTTGAAGTGCAGTATGCGGATATTAAATATCCCACTGTGCTGCCCGTCACTGCTGAAGCTGGTCCTGGCGCCCAGACCTTCACCTATCGCATCATGGACTCCACTGGTGAGTTCCGTCTGATTGCTGACGCTGCTGATGATCTGCCCCGCGCTGACATCAGCCAAGTGGAGAAGAGCATCAACATTCGTTCCTTTGGTGGTAGCTTCGGTTACACCGTACAGGAACTGCGTGCTGCTCAAATGGCCAACATCGCTCTGGAGCAGCGTCGTGCTGCTGCTGTGCGCCGTGCCTATGAAGAGAAAGTGGAAAGCCTTGCTTTCTTCGGCGAAAGCTCTGTTGGTCTCGCTGGTTTCTTCAACAACTCCACTGTGGATGTGGTTGCTGCTGACAAGTGGTTCACCACTGCTGGCACCACTGCCCAAGAAATGCTTGAGCTGCTGAACTATGGCGTGACTGCCATCATCAATGGCTCCAAGATGAAGGAACAGCCCGACACCATTCTGCTGTCCTACGCGGATTACAACAAGATCAGCACCACTCGCAATTCCGATTCTTCGGACGTGACTGTGCTGGAATATTTCCTGCGTACCAACCCCTACATCCGTAACGTTGAGCCCATCAACCAGTTGGAAGCTGACAACAGCGTGCTGAACACTGACCGTATGGTTGTGTACAAGCGCGATCCTGAGAAAGTGCAACTGCACATTCCTCAGCCTCTTGAGCTGTTCCCGCCTCAACAGCGTGGTCTGGAATTCATCGTTCCTGCTCATGCCCGCGTGGGTGGCGTTGCTCTGTACTATCCCAAGAGCATGATCTACGTGCAGGCTTCTGCCTGAGGATAGTTAATCAAGAAGAGGGGCGTTAAGCTATTAGCAATTGTTTCTCTTGAACAATGCTGATTGCTTATCGTCCCGAACTTGAAAACCCGCCTCGCGAAGGCGGGTTTGGCATTATTACGCAAACAGGCATGATTCAGCTCACGCCTGGTCTTAATCAAGATATTCCAGAGCATCAATGGAAAGTGGCCCGCGAAAACAAGGCAGTCAAACGTCTTATGAACATTGGAGCCATTGAGGAAGTACGCGAGCAGATCATGGTGGAAGACATTCCTCAAGATGTGCAAACGCTTTCTCAAATGCCATTGGTTGAAGCTATCCGCATGATTGAACTCATTCATGACCCGGATCAGTTGAATGGCTGGAAAAAAATTGAAGGTCGCGTGCGCGTACGTAATGCCATTAACAAGCGCATTGAAAATATTCGCATTGGGAAGGCCTGATTATGGCAGTCACTTATGCGAGTTTTCTTGAGCGCTTCCCTGAATTCACGCCTCATCCATCGGGCATTGTAAATGGTGCCATTTCCGAAGCCACCTATGACGCTTCTGAAGACGTATTTGGGGAGCAAACGGATAGGGCAGTCAAGTTTCTTGCTGCTCATATCATTGCCATTCAACTTGCACAGATGGGCATTCAAATTGGTGCTACTGATGGCAAGGTTTATGGTGAGGGGCTAGATGCCACTCAATATGGTCAAGAGTTCAAGCGCATGCTGAACCTTCTCCCTTCTTCTTCTGTTGGTTTCGTTGTATGAGCAATTTCCTGGAGCCACTCGCCAATTCCACGCTGGTATGGTCAGTGGCTTCAGGCTATGCGCTTGACAGTGAAACTGGGAACTACGTGGCTGCTGCAACTGGCGTTACTTACTATGCATCGTTAAGGCAAAAGCGTAATCCGCAGTACGATTATTTGCTTGGCGCAGACCAGACTGCTGTCTATATGGAAGGCCGTCTCACTTCTCCGCTTACGCTTTCCGGCATAACGCCTGGCGATTCTGCACGAGCAGTAATTAATGGAAGAGAAGGGCGTTTTGAACTATTGCCAAACGAAGAAATTGCTATTCATTATTGGCAGTTTCTTGGCACGCCGATTAGAGGAATTTTTAGACTAATTGGCAAAGGAAGCGTTGATAATGCTTGATCAAATCAAGCCTTCGCCGCTTAATCATTCTTTTCTTTCATCGCTGAGGATTTTCTCATGCTTTACCATCCTACTGAACTGGTGAAGAGCCAAGACGTGATTGTGCGCGTTGGCTCGATCAGCGGCACTACTCGCCCTGTCATCGCTCAGAGTGGCGCCACCTTCACCGTAAGCGGCGCTCCCACTCTCTTTACCCTGCAGGCCGCTACTACCGCCTCTGTCGCCTTTAACGATGGCAACCAAGAGTTCTATCTGCTTGGCGGCGGCGGTTTTGCTGATAGCGTGATCGTTACTAGCCAAGCCACTACTTCCATCACTTCCTACTTCCAGAAAGATGTTGATGGCACCACTTTCCTGCCTAACAGCTTCGACGAAGCTTTCCAGGTGATTAGTGCATCTCGTTATGACAAAGATGCTGAAGTGTACGTTGAAATCAACAAGCAACTTGGCTCTTCTGGTACTACTTTCTATTACGACCGCGTTGCCTATGTCGGACGCGTGATGAACTACAACGAGAGCTATCCTGCTGATAACCTTGTTGAATGCACTTTTGATCTGATAAGCCGTGGTCGCATTGGCATCCACCAGAATGCCACTTCCTCTGGTAGCATCATTCCCGTCACTCCTAATAGCTAATTCATCTTTCCATTGTTCTTTGCTAGCCTCTCCTTACGGAGAGGCTTTTTATTGTGAACATTACACAGCTTCGGGAAGTTGTTACTGAACTACTATCTGCATCGCCAAATCTTATTGGCACTTATACACTGCCAAATAATTCAACTGTTCCTGCTGTGTATGTAGTGGGAAGACAAAGTGTGCCTAATGAATGGAAGGTGAAGGGGTTGGAGGTGACAATGCGAGAGTTTCCTCAGTTGAATCCTCGTTCTCCATTGGGAGGCACTGTGAAGGTGAGTCAAGTGTGGGAAGTGGTACTCACGCAGTTCACGCCCAATAGTGGCACGCTTGCCACTGCCATGGACAGAATGGTGAGACGCTTTCCTGATGCTACGCCTCGGTATTTCCCTGGTGATGACATTGCCTATGAGCGTTGTCGTTTTATGGTGCCCGATATGATCCTGCGCAATTTGATCGCACCATGAGCGGAATTATTGTTGGTGGCAAGATTCTTAATTCAAAGCTTTTAGAAGCAAGGCTGGCTAAGGCTTTTGAAGAGTGGACAAGAGAGGACATTCAGAAAGATTATTGGGACGAGCAATTTAGAGACATGGGCCGATGGGAATATGGAAGAGAAACGCGCAGAAAAAATGGCGCCTTAATTGGCGAAGGTCGTCGCGATATTTATGACCTTGGTGCTCTTTACGAAAGCGGGCTAGAGAGTTTTAATGTAAGCCTGGGAACTTCTACAATTGTCGCATCGTGGACGTGGGACGCAACCAACCCCAAGAATGGCTATCACTATGCAGTGGACGTGCATGAAGGACTGGGAACAAGTGCTGGTTATCCTCGACAATGGACAGACGAGCTTGCTTCGCCTGCATTGTTTGAAGGAAGTGACGTGCAGTTAGCATTGAAACGCCGAATTAAATTTGCGTTTAGTGCATGAACATTGACTATTTATGGAGCCAAGACCGCTCTGTTCACGCCATTGATATCCAGATTGAGGGGTCCTCCATGGAAGTGGGCATCCTCTGTCTTATTTCCTGCCGAGAAGAGACCATTAGAATAAGCAACGAAAATCATTCATTGCTTGTTGAAGTGCCCAAAGAATTTCGCTCTAGCAGCGAAAGAGTGAAGGTGTTCAACGCATTGTTAAACGTTCTTGATCATGAGCAAATACAGCTTCCTTCTGCAGACTAAAGCCGAGGACTATTTTGAGCTTCTGCCTGAAATTCGCATGAAAAAATATGGTGGTTGGCTTGTCGCTGAAGCAATTGAACAGGAAGAAATTAGTAAACTGCAAAGCCAAGCTACTATTAGAGCTGTGCAACTGGCTAAGCGCATTGCCACTGCAAAGGACATTCCTCTTGACGAAGCTTTTGGTTTGCTTCAAGGAGGCGGTGGTTCCATCACTGAAGCTGAACTTCTCTCGGAATACACCGAGGAAACGCTGAGCATGATCACCAGCGGCTCTTCAGTGGAAAGCACCAATGCCCGCATGGTCACTGCTTTCATTCGCTCTCGCGGCCAAGGCTTGATTGATGGCGAATGGCAAGATCTTGCTGATTGGGAACTGGACGACACTAAAAATCTTCCTCGCAAAGCCATTGCAAAAGTAGTTGAGTTTATTGCTGAAGAGCAAAACGCTGAAACCCAGGAGGCAGTGGCAGCAAAAAAAGCGACGAAGAGGAATGGTCCTCAATAGCAGAAATGCTGGAAACGCGAGCGCGTAACCAGCTTAAAAGCTTAACAGATTGGAACGAAATCTATTTTCGGCTTTCGGCTTCTGATTTCAATGATAGGCGATGGCATGCTGACCAATTTGGTCGGCAGCCATTGTCTGATATCAAGCGTGCCTTGAAATATCTTGATAAGCATGACGTGGCAAAATATAATGTGCAAAGCGTAGCCATTGCTAAGCTTGGTACGATGGCGGCTGGAATGATGGCAGGGCGCAAGTCCAAAGTGAAACCAGAAGACTTCCTGCCGTTTGACACAAAATCAATCAAGAAAGATACGGGCGTTACGGATGCTAGCTTGATTGTCTTCCAACGTTTAATGAAGACAAGGAGGATGGACGGACGAGTGATCGCATTGTTGGCTGATGATTTAAAAGCTTTTGCTGGGCGTAATCAGGATCAATGATTATAGAATGAAGACAATAACGAGCAGTTGAAGATGGCAGGTCAAAATGCTGACATGACCCTTAAGGTGGGTCTTGACCTTAATTTCTTCAGGCAAGAATTACAGAAAGCATCGTCTACTCTTGCGGGACAGCCGATTGATATTAATGTTCGTTTCAATAGGAGCAAAATCACCAATGAATTGCGATTACTGAGCAATTCACTTGGCAGGAAAAAATATGACGTTGAAGTAAAAAGCACAAGCCTTGAAGCCCTGCTTAAACAAGTAAATACTTTCAAGCAAACGCTCAAAAATCTCAAGGATGAAAAAATTGAGCTGAGCATCAATGCTTCTGCCAACATTGAAAAATTTAGCAAAGAAAAAATCCGCAAGATACGGGCGCAAATTCGCAGAGACATTGTATCTGGAGGGGCTGGAGAAATTCAGCTTCCAACAAAGCTCGCCACTCCCAATGTGGCTGCATTTGTCAAGGGGTTAGCAAAACAAGCACAGGTGACTGTCGCTATTAAAAATGGCGCTACTGGTAAAGAAGTCAGAAGTGTACTGGATGCGATTGAAAGTCGTATTCAATCTGATCAAAAAATTAAACAGGGAAGTGGAAAGCTTCGGGTTCCCACGAGCATCAAAGCATCAATAAACAATGCAGATGTCTCTAGTTTCAAGAAGGCAGTAAATGAAAAACTAGGAAGTATTGCAATCAAGATAAAAGCAGGAGTTGATATCGCAAAAACTCCTGCTCAAATCCAGGCCGAAGTGGCAAGGAAGATGGAAGACATTGCCCGCATAGGCGCGGAGCGAATGGCTGGGGGTGGCGTAACGGAATCCGCGCGACGCGAACAATTCCGCACAGCAATCACAGGGGAAGGTATCGGGAGTCTTAAAAATATTGCCAAGCAAGTTGGAGTGGGTGGTTATTCAAAATACAAGAGTGACACTGCTGCTGAGCTGATTAACAAGCTTGTTCAGGAGGCAAGCATTGAGGCTATCACGAGGTATCTTGATCCTCAAGCGGTAATGAGGAATCCGGATAGAAGCGGGCTGAATAAAGTACTGGATACATTTGCTCGCGGGCTTTTTCAGATGCTGGGCATGGATCCGGCAACAATTCGTCGCGAAATGCAACAAAGGCGTGCATTGCCTGGTGTCAATTTCCCATCAACCATTCCGCCTCGCAATATTCCTATTGGTCCATCTGAAACCGGCAGGGCATTACCTCCTGGTGCCATTCCTTCTGCATTGCCCGGCACTTCTTTTGGAGGGCAAAAATATCTTCCTACCGCATTGAGTGATGAACTAAAGAAAATTTTACGCGGAGCTGCATTTGCTTTCGTTGATTCGTTAAAGCAACAGGTGAGAGGTGTCCGGATGGGACTTGGTGCTACGCAGCAGCCTTTGCTTGGCCCTAGTCGCATTGCCGGATTGCTTCCTGCTGGAGTGGGGCGTGCTCCTAGTGTCTATTCGACAGGCGCAGTGGGCGGCGAAACACGCGCAGAAATGATGGCACGCCGCGAACGTGAAGCCCGCATGCGTTCGGACTTGCGCGGCATAGATGTAATTGGTGGTGGCGCAGGACGCATTCCATCACCTTATAGCTACGCATATAGGGGAGCACGTCCCACCAGCGCAATTGTGCCCTATGCGGCGGGCGGTGCCATTGTTCCTCAGCCAGCCATGGCCAGTGGAGCAGGCGGTGGCATGCAGCCTCCTGCTGGAGGCGGCGGATTTGGTGGTTTTGGCGGAGCTGGTGGATTTGGCGGATTTGGTCGTGCCATGGGAGGGATTAACCTTCCTGGCGCTGGTGCTATTCGTGAACTTGGAGACGAATTTGGCTTTGCAACGAAGCAAGTGCTTCTTTTCGGGCAAGCTTACAAACTGTTAGCTTTTGTCCAGAATTTCCCCGGACAAGTTGCAACTGCTGTTTCCGAACTTCAAAGCTTTAGGAACACTTTATTAAGCGTTACTGGCAGTGCAAGTGCTGCTGCTGACGCAAACGAATTCATTCTGGCTGCCGTTGAAAAATATAGCATTCCATTGCAATCGGCTCGTGATGGCTTCACGAAATTGTTTGCTTCCATGGAGCCTGCTGGTTTCGCTGCCGGAGAAATTCAGAATCTCTTCCTGGGAATTAGCAAGGCTGCTGCTACTTATGGCTTAAGTGCTGACAAAGTGGATCGCGTGAACTACGCCTTTGCTCAGATGGCCAGTAAAGGCCAGGTGATGAGTGAAGAATTAAAAGGGCAGTTAGGCGATGTGTTGCCTGGCGCTATGGGGATTTTCGCGGAAGCGGCTGGATTCAAAGGGCCAGATGCCATTCAAAAGTTTGGCAAAGCCTTGGAAGATGGCGTGTATAAAGGCGGCAAGATGCGCGAACTATTACGCAATGTCGCCCTTGGAATGAACAAAGAATTCGGTCCCGGAGCAGAAGGCGCGGCAAAAACATTCCAAGGCGCAATAAATCGCATGCAAACTGCAACGCAAAAGCTTTATGAAAGCTTTGAGCCTGCAGCAATTGGCGTGCTTAACACAGTGGCTGTTCCCCTTGTTAATACACTTAAGAATTTAACAGATGGCGTAAATGCTTATTTCTCTGGACAGCAAGCCGCTACTCCGGCTGCTCAAGATTTTGCTAATGCGCTAAAAACTCTTGTTCCAACGCTTTCTGGTATTGGCGAAAATCTTAAATATGTATTCCAACAGGTGTCTGTTTTGGTTCAGGGTTTTGGAGCCGTCACTTTGCAAGCTTCAAGATTACTTGCCCTGCCTATTGTCGGCTACCTTGCTGGCACCTATGTACAAGTCTTGCTGTTGACTACTGCATACAAAGCTTTAGCAGCTAGCGGTATTGGCGCTGCAATAGTTGCAATTACGCGATTTATTGCGCAAGGAGTCGTGTATGCCCAGGTGACGCTAGGAATGCGTGTAGCGACTCAGCAAACGACAGTTGCGATGTATCAATTTGGCACTGCGGTGCAAACAGTAATGATTAAAAGCGTTATAGGTATTGCCTTGGTTGCGATTGGGGCTTTAATTTCAAGGTTTGTCGAGCTTCAAAATGCGATGGCGTCGGTATCAGGACAGGCTAAGGGAATGCAAGATGCAGCAAAAGCTTCTGCAAAGCTGGGAGATGTTGCTGGGGTAAAAGAAGCAATCGGCAACATGAATGCCAGAGTTGAGACGTACAAAAATATTAAAAATCAACTGGATTCTGTTATTAAAAAGGATCAAGCGGGAAGCAGTTTTTACAGAGAAATTCCTTCTGCATTGGCGTCTCAGTTGATGGCTACTGGCCTAATTGTGGAAAATTCGATGAGGAAAGTCGGCGCTGGGTATAAAGTAAAAATAGGCGACCTGCGTGATGCGTATGCGCTAGCAGAGAAACAAGTTTCTGTCTTTAATAAAACCATTGGTCAATCAGAAGGCTTAATTGGTCAAGCTCAAAAGCAAAGCCAAAAATTGAAGGAGCAAGGTGGGCTTGGATTGGAAGCTGGTGCTCCCGACGAAAAAGCTCTTAGGGCTCAACAGAAGGCAGCAGAAGAAGCGCGTAAACTTGCGGATGACAAGCGTAAGTATGAAGCCGATTTAATGAAGCTAAGTTCTCAGCAAGCTATTGATTTAAATGAGATGGAGTTTGATCAATGGAAGAACTTGCAACAAGCAAAGTATGACTTCTTAGAGGCTGGTCAAAATGATTGGATGAGCCGAGAAATCAAATTCCAACGCGATCTTCAGGCCATTGAAATTCGTCGCATTGAAGCAATACGTAGAGCCCGCATTGAAACAGTAAAAGCGGAAACAGAAGCACAGTCACGTGCGTATGTTGCGGGAGGCGCCGGCATTGGTGCAACTACTGGTCTTATGCAGGGCAGCACTGGAATTTCCAGTGGTCCACATTTCGACGTGAGACGAGCAGATGGAAGTCGCATTTCAGAAGCAGAAGCGCGTGCGTTGTTTGATCCAGCGGTGCGACGCCAACTGCAAATGACAAGCGGCTATGGACCGCGCAATACCGGCATTCCTGGTGCCAGCACTTTCCATCGCGGCATTGACCTTGCCGGGCCTGCCAACACTCCATTGAATCTTGCTGCTGGCTACTCCATGCAAAGTGCCGGAATGGAAGGGGGGCTAGGTTACACGGCGAATGTAAGAGGACCTCAAGGGCAGATGTATAAGGTGGGACATTTGCAGGAGCCTAAATCTGGCATGCCAGCATCCAGAGTGAGAGCTGAGGCTAAGAAGGACTATAGTGCCGCACTCGCAAGCCAAGAAGCGATCAATGCGAAAGAAAAAGAAAACGCTCAAATTAAATATGCAAATATTCAAGCTCAGCAAGAACTGAACGTTTTGATTCGTGAATATACGGCATCTATTGTTCCTATTGAACAGCAACGCCTCGAAAATACATTGCTCCAAAATCGCATCGACTTAATGACCTCTGGTCTTTTTGGCGAAGCGCTGGATACAGAGCAGAAGATTAGCGAAACGCGAGAAAAAGCTGCGCTTGGTGTGCAAATGGCTAACGACGCAATCGCAGCGAATAACAAGCTAGTTAAAGATGGCATTCTGACACAAGAGCAGGCAGATAGGTTAAATGCCTCTAATGTAGAAAAGATTAAGCAACTAACAGAAGGATTGCAAAACTACATTCCATTACTAAGGGAACGATTGAAGCTTGAACAATCAAGCGCAGAAGCATCGCTAATGGGGCAGATAAGACAAGAATCTCCGCTTGGAGGCATGGGACTATCTGCTGGCTTCATTGGACCAGCAGCGGATAAATACGTAGAAGCAATCGGACGCGGTGCGCCAGAAGAAGAAGCATCTCGTTTCGCTGAGTTACAAAATCAGCTTACGCTTCTTGAAACCAGAAATGAGGCAATTAAGCAATCCATTTATGGCATCGGTGATGCATTCGGCGAAGCGATGACAACTGGCGTGACAGGACTAATCTCTGGCACTGCCACTGCCAAAGAAGTGTTTGCCAGCTTCTTACAAAGTGTTGGTCAAGCGCTTTCTCAAGCTGCTTCGCAAATGATTGCTACTTACATCGCCATTGGCATTGCAAAAATGTTTGCTGGGCTTGGCGGAGGTGGAAATCCAGCGGGTAGCGGAGGAGGTATTTCAAACATTCTGCCTGGAGCAAGTCAGTACATGGAAGGAGGTGGCGCGGCATTAGGCGCCAGCGCTGGCACATTTGGCGCCGTGACAACAGGCTACGCTAACGGCGGCATCGTTCCTGGCGGTTTCCGTGCCTTCGCCAATGGCGGCGTTGTCTCTGGTCCCACTCTTGGCCTTGTAGGCGAAGGACGTTACAACGAAGCCGTTGTGCCCCTGCCAAATGGTCGTGCCATTCCAGTGCAGATTAATGGTGGCCGCTCTGCTCGTGATTTAATGGGCAGCAATGCGCCTGGCATGGCCAATGCTGCTCCGCTTACGCTTAAGTTTGAAAGTACAAAGATTAATGGCGTAGAGTATGTAAGCCGCGAACAATTAGAACTTGCAATGGCAGAAACTCGCCGTGCTTCAATTGCAGGCGGTGCTACTAGGGGAATGAATATGGCTCTTGATAAGATACAACAAAGTCCATCCACTCGTTCCCGCATTGGTATCCGTTAATGGCTGATTTTCCTTCTATTCGCCCTGCATCGAGAACCTACTCAGCAGGGCAATTCCCTCTTAAAACTTATCGGGCATTATCAGGCGCTACGGTCAAGCGAGTGTTTGGCAATAAGGCTTATGGTCATTCCATTGAGCTTCAATTTGCGAGCGTTACTGATGCAGTGGCAAAGCAAATTATTGATCACTACTATGGGCAAAATGGTAGTGTAGATAGATTTGCTCTACCTTCTGCAGTGTTTTCTGGAATGAGCGAGGCTTTTGGCGACGAGCTAAGAGCGCCAGATAGTATTTCTTGGGAATACGCAGAGCCTCCTGCAATTGAGGCCGTGTTCAATGGGATAAGCAATGTTACAGTGCGATTGATTGGCGAGTTGTCATGAGCGAAAAAGTTATTGTTGCTAATTTCCTGGAACTTACTACCACCAACGGCCTCATCCATCGCTATCAAAATTTCTTCCATGGTGGAAGTAGCTCTCAAGTGGCGGTTCCTGGCACTAGCGTGCCGTTGTATGAATTTGCACCATTTAGGGCCGAAGGCTCTCTTGCTTCTTTAAACGGAGAAAATGCCTTATTGCGCGTCCTGTTTCCGCATAGTGAATTCACAGTAGCGCTAGTTGAAAATGGCGATGGCAATAGGCTTAGCCGATTATCATTCAAGACAGTATGGCTAGGCAATGCAGGAAGTCTTTCAAATTATGACAATTATTCCACCGTGGCATCGTATGACGAATACTACATTGGCGTAGGCGCATCGTTTGATGACACTACTGTTGAACTTCGTTTTAGAAGCGCCATGGATAGTGTTGGGGCCAATTTTCCGCGACGCACATTTAACACTACAAATGTAGGCATTTTGCCAGTGACAGCAGAAGTGAGCTTCCGCTAGTTATGAATGATCTCATTGGCTTGCAATATAAATGGGGAGCTTCTCCCGATGATGGCCTAGGCTTTACAGATTGTTTCCAATTGTTTTGCGCGGTTAGGCGAAGGCTCGGCCTTTATGATTATGCCACTGATTTTGCTTGGGCCTATGAGAACTACGAAGAAAATACTCTTCCTCCATTGAGGATGGCCCGTTGGCTTTTGCAAAATACTGATAGAACACTTAGTCCATCGCCTGGCTGCGTGGCAATGCTTGGGCGACGTAGTGCATTGGGGACAATGACAAACGGGGGCATTATTTGCATTGCCCCAAGAGGGCGTAGTGTTAGCATTGCTTTATCGTCAAAGACGATAAGAGAATTCAACTGGTTCAAGCCAAAAGCCGATGCGTAAATTACTGCCCTACGAGCATCAATTAATTGAAGCACTTGGCATTACGGAAGAAGAATATTGGCAATTCTATCTTGCAAGGCTGAACTATAAAGACGCAAAGGTTGGAACAATTTATGACGTGCGAAATGAAGTTGGCACCATCGCTCTTGTTCTTAGTATTATTGGAACTCTTGCTCAAGTGGGCGCTGCATTATTGGCCCCGAAGCCTGAGCTTCCTGAGCAGCAAAAAGTAGGCAAGCAAAGTCGCAATGCCATCTTTGGACCGCGCTATGGCTTCAATTCTTTTCAAGAAGTGGCACGCTATGGCGATCCTGTGAATTTGGTTTATACCAACAAAGAAGACGATAATAAAAGCGCTGGAGGACTAAGAGTTAATACATCATTGATTTGGTCCGCTGTACAAAGTTTTGGCAACAAGCAATTCATTCAAATGCTTGGCGTTGTTGGAGCTGGAGATATTGAAGCTTATGATTATGGCTTTACTGCATTTGGCCAGGCGCCGCTAGAAGATTTTCCTGCTCAAAAATATTGGCTTTATGGGAACAACGCCAGTGGCCCGTTGAAGTTTGGTGATTTCAAGCTTCCTCCTGGCAATGCAGAGCAAGACCCAAGTAAAGATGCGCAAGGCGCACAAGATTACACTTATCGAGCAAGTAAAGGTGGAACTATTGTCGTTGACGGTTATAGCCAGGCATTTTCTCCTTCCAGTAATAACACTCTTGGCCTTTATGACGTAGTGCCCATTAATGTGCTTGTACTAGAGCGCGATGAAAATGGCCAGTTAACTAGGGACAATGGAGATATTCTTGGGCGATCAAAAGATGATCTTGGCACTCGCATTTCTTCTGAAGATAGGGGCATATATTGGCCGCAATCATGGCAAGGCAGTGATAATCGTCCCAAGTTTCCAGAGGGCGCTTCTTTCACGTTGCGTTTTGTTGAAACTGATGACAAGATTGATGACGATGTAGAACGCGCTGCGCAAGACTATCGCATTGCCTTGATTAGCACAATGACGGCATCTAGCGTCTACAAGTTGGGAGCTG